TATTGGGCTTTCGGTATCTCTCCAGAGGAACAGTTGAGTATTGAAAAAGTCTATAGCGCACGCTTAGTGTCTGGTTTTAACGATCCAAACGCTGAGAGGTGGCTAACACTTCCTTTCTAACAGTATCATGAACGTCGCACCAGACGTATAAAGGGTGGGGTGGTTGCTAACCATTGGGTTGTGTGTTGTAATTGCCCAAAACGTTGGGATCATGGTAGGAGTCTTTATTGACCACCGCCCAATCTGTCCCGTAAATATTTACGTACCCGTTCGATATGTTTTCATGGTAGGGCCACTTTGTGGTACCGCCCAATCTGAAACATGTTTAATTACTAAGCTTAATTGCGGAATGTCGAACGACTGCACGGGCTTCCATTTTGGTTTTCCACGATGAACAGTCTCTTGTGGCGAGGGATCCAATACATGCCACCAAAAATTAAAAACAAATCCAAGAAGAAAAGATCTTCTAAACAATCATCACAACCGGACCGTTCTCTTGCTGAAGTGACTCGTTTACTCAAAAATTTGAACGCTCCGAAGAGCCAAGTTACTGATCTCGGCCGCATGCTGCTTTCGGGCGGCAATGCCGTTGGGTCGATGTTTGGCTTTCCCAAGGTGTTTGGTTCTGGTTCTTACCAGTTTACCAATTCTCTGTGGAATGCATCCGCTCAAGTACCTATTGTACATTCTTCGAATGAAGGCATTCGTTTCAAGCACCGAGAGTATATTGGTGATATCGCTATGAATGGACCTACATTTACGTCCTACTCTTATTCAATTAATCCCGGGTTGTCTACAACCTTCCCATTTTTATCCACGATTGCGAATGCTTTTCAGGAATATGATTTTAAGGGCCTGGTTTTCGAGTTTAAAACCACGAGTGCCACAGCCCTTGCATCTGGTACTAATACAGCTATGGGCAGCGTTATGCTTGCCTGTCAGTATCGTGCTGATTCTGAACCTTTTGTCAACAAGATGCAACTCTTGAATGAGATGTGGTCTGTTGACACTGTTCCTTCCTCCAATTGTGTCCTTCCTATTGAATGTGCTCCTATGGAGAATGTGCTTCCACGCCAGTACGTACGTACTGGAGGTGTTGGTACAGGGGATATTAAAATGTACGACTTAGGGCTCGTTACTCTCGCAACTGCTGGTGGCCAAACTGGCCAAACTAATGTTGTTGGTGAGTTATGGGTTTCTTATGATGTTGAATTCTACAAACCGACTGCTACTCCTACTGCTGATGGAATTGATCAGGCAATTTATTTCGCTCATTCCACCACATACACTCAAGCAGGAGTTTTGATTGGTATGGCACCTGATAGTCAGAATACCATGCAATATGTCTCCGTATCTGGAAGTAGTTCTATTTTGTTTACCAACTTGACTCCTCCTGGAATATATGTGATTTCACTTATTTGGTATAACACCAATGGTACTACTCAAACTGGTGTTACTATACCAGCTATTACTTTCTTTAATGGCGCTCGGTATGCTAATTCAACAAATAATTCGGATTCTAATTCAACACTGCTTGCACCTTCACCTGGTGCCACTTCTGGGGCTGTC